ATCCATCTTTCTCCCATTTTATATCATTTTTTCCTAGCTTGTCAACTAGTGCATTTTCAAACGCTTTATCATCATCCTCTGAGATAACCTCAAAGTCTGCGTAGTAGCCATATGCTCTGATTTGTACACGGAAGTTCTTCATAGTTGCCTTTCTTATTTATCATAAAAAAAGGGGGCTCGAAAGCCCCCTTTTAATTTTCTTTTATTGAGTATTACGCACCTTCAACGCCGAAAATACCTCTAGGGTCTGATACGCCAAATACGTATCTTTCTCTAGCTTTGTATCTTACGTTTCCAGTATCGAAGTCACCTTCCATCTTAGTTGTGATAGGTGCTCTTTCGAAATACTTCATTCCGTTTGGTACATCTGTAATAATGTAGAATGCGTCCGTGTCAGTTAAGTAGTTATTCACTCTATAACCTTGAGGAACCATTCCCATAGATGCGATAGCATTTATGTCATTATCAGCTGTTCCAGTTCTACCTTGAGATTTCATCAATCTCTCAGCTGTGAATTGTAATTCACTTGGAACAATCATTTTCACACCTCTAGCAGCAATTTTAAGACCTCTTTCGTCCGTCATTGCAGCGATGTCTATTAAAGACTGCTCCAATGAAGTTTCGTTTAAGTCCGCTTGTGCGCTTAAAGTGTTTTTAAATGTACCCGCGATTGTAGGGTGAGAAGTGTTAAATAAAGAAACACCATCACCTGAATCAAACCCATCAGTCGTTGGTAGACCTTGGATTAACGGATTCACTGATTTGACTTGTTTCGTGTTTGCCATCGATCTAGCCAAAGCTTTCGTATATCTTGAAGCTAACTTGTCGTACAGGTTGTCCTCAACTGCTTCCTCAGTGATTGAAAACCCAAGAGCTATTGTCTCGTGAGTATATCTCGCTGTGAAAGTTTCTTGAGCACTATCGAACGCTACACCAGAACCTTCAGGTTTTGCTTGCGCGTTTCCGAAACCTGACAACATAACTTCTTCTTCAAAAGCTCTGTCAGATGACTCAGTAGTATAAATTTCAGCGTGCTGATTTTCATACCTTTTATATTCCAGGCCGAATAGGGCATTCAATCCTGGCTCTAGTTCTTTAACTAGCTGATTACGTGATATCGCCATAATTATATCCTCCTATTAGATACCTGCGTGTTGTTTAAAGAAGTGTTCGCTTATCACCACTCTCCACACCACATTAGCAGATGTAAGATCATTGTTATCAATGTCTCTACTTACACCAACTATTTTTAATTGTTGAGAAGTTGTCCCTAACGTACTGTCATCTAAAGTTGTTTTAGATATGTAGTTAGGAGTCGCTCCCGCTAAGTAAGAGATCTCAGCTGTATTACCAACGTCAGTTTGTTGTGATACTCCAGTTGCATTAGATCTAATTTCGTAGATCTGATGTGGATCATCAGTAACAAACGCCACAATATCAGTCGCTGCATTTGAGCCTAATAAGTGGTTTTGAAACGTCGGCTTACTTGTAGACGAGTTAGTAAAGAAAACTCCGTTTAACGAGCCTAAAAGTTGTTCAGTCGCCGCTGCAGCTACTGCTGCTGTACCTGTGTTAGCCATTGCAACCACGTCTTGGTTGTAAATAGCCGTCGCAGATGCTGCTACTGGATATTCTCCTAGTCCGCCAGAGTCTCTATTCTGACCCGCTTTCTTTAAGGGCTTTATTCCAAAGCCTTTTGATGACGCGTTTGCCATTTTCGTTTCTCCTTAGTTTGTTTAATCGTTGGTTAGAATTGTTAAAAAATTAACGTTTCTTGCCACCGAAGGTTGTACGAGACTGCTTATCAATATTGATAGGCATTCTACTATCCTGTTCCTTCATAAGATCGTTATCTACTGCTTCAACGTTTTCATTAGCTAACCTAGCATAATATTCTGCACGTTGTTGCGCAATCTCAATTGGTACCCTTGTCAGCACAAGGCCTCCGTGCCCGATCACCCCAGCATATTTGCCGTCCTGGACTACTGGAAATTCACCCTCTGAGTATTCGTCTGCTCTTACTAATTCGTACCCGGACCTTAATCTTCCTTGTACATTTTTAGTATCGACGTACCCGAGAACTTCCGTCCTGACCCATCTGTGTCTGAATCCATCAGGCGCGTTGGGTGTATCTAAGTACGATGGTGGAGTCCAAACTTTTTTCCGTTCTGTTTTTTCTCTTGTTTGGCTCGCACGAGTTGGTTTTTTATTTGTCATATGCCTATACCTCCTTCGTGTTAATTAGTTGTTTCGCATATTCTTCTAGTGGCACACCTAATTTTTTAGCAATTGCTACTTGGCTTGGTGTGAGTCTTACCGTTTTGCGACTTGTCTTTGAACTACGCGTTGCAGATGCAACTGTCTGTGTAGGTTTACTTGTCGTCTTCGTATCCTCAGGCTTATCAAATTTATGAGGAAATTCCAACCTAATTCTTTTGTCTATTTCCTTATAATAATCGGGGCTCTGTGGATCAAAACCTTCTTCTTCAGTAAGTTTTCTATGAAGATCAAAAGCTGTGTAAGTCATAGCATTATCCTTACCAAACCAGTCATTTTTAGAAGCCCAGTCTTCTGCTCTAGGGTCTAATTGTGGTGGTGTTGGTGTAAATGGTCTCTGTTCTTGCACATTTTTTGCTTCTTCAGCGGCCGTCTTCTTATCCATTTCTTGTTTGGTTTTAAGTTCAGCAACTTTTGCTTGCTCATAACCAAGTTGAGATATGGCTGTCAAAGCTTCAACCTCTGCCTTTTTATCGTCCGCAGTTCTAGCAGCAATTAGTTTTTGCTGTGCTGCTAACAAAGAAGATTTAACTCTGCCTTCCATTTCAAGTACATAGTCTGTATCTAAAACGTTTACTTTAGAGTTCAAAGATTTATTTTCATCCTGAATTCTTTTTGCAAAAGAAATAGCTTCTTCTCTTTGTCTTTCTGCTTCACGCATTTTCTTAGTAAGTTTCGCAATTCTTTTTTGAACTGAGTCACTATACTTTTCGTGTTCGTCTTCTTTTTTTACTTCTTCTTTTTTCTCTTCACTTTGTTCTTGATTGTCCTTGTCGTCTCGAACATCCAACTGCTCATCAGATTTCTCAGATGTATCATCGGACTGAGTATTGTTTTCAGTAGTTGTTTCATTTTGAACCTCCACTTCTCCTGTTTCTGGTTTTTTGTTTTCTTCTAATTGAACTTCGGCTCCAGGTCCCGATGTATCAATATCAACTGTGTTTTTTTCAGCTGGCATAGTTTCCTCCTATGGTTATTAAAATTCGTGGATTATATCTTCAGGGTTCTCCACGGTCGCTAGAACTTCATCGTCGTTTAACATTCTAACTTCACCCCCTTCTATCTTCATTCTAGATCCTGCATACCTTGCAAAAACCACCCAGTCTTTTTCCTTGCACCAAGGACCGTCTGGATATCTTTCTTTGTCTTTATAACAATCTGGTCCCATTCTAAGAACGAGTCCACATTGTGATGCTACTTGTTGTTTCTCTAAAGATGTCTCTGCCATATACAAACCACCTTTAGTTTTTTCGCTCATTTTAAATGGCAAAATTAATATTCTCCAACCCGTAGGTTTTGGAAGTTTTGATAATTCTGTTGTTACCTCTTTTTCAGGTTTCGGGGCACTCTCGTATTTTTCGATTAATGCGCTTCTATGCTTCGGGATCTCTTTTGATTTTGATGATTGTTCCTTCACTGTCATTTTGCTCCTTTTGTTTTAGCAGGCTAGATATCTCCTGTGATATATACTGGTACGTTCGTACCTGTCCTAACATATAGTTATATTTTTCCATATTGTCAACACCCCCGCTAGTCATTGCTGCAACGAGGTCGTCGTATCTTTGTTCAATTATTCTTCTTAACTTTCCTAATATTTCTAATCCGTCCATCTTTCTATCACCTTTATTTTTTCTTCCGCATCTACTATTTTTTGTAGAAGTTTATCCATTTCATCCAAATGTTGAGGATGTTCACCTATGCCTACGGAATTTCTAACATAGATATTTAATGTAGCTAAAGACTCTGCTACTTGAGCTTCATATCTTTTTTTAAGTGCTTCTAGTTTTTCTGATTGCATCTTTACCTTTCTTAGCTATTCTAACCACTTCGTTCTTACCCATCACTTTAGCTCTTTGTTCCATTACAGTCAATATCTGTATTTTTCTAGCAAAAGGTTTATTTACTTTTTTTACTTTTGCAACAGTTGCTCTTGCATCTGCTGGTGTTGCAAATTTAATTCCAACGGTATCTCTAGGATTTTCGTCCGTATACAGTCTTCTGTTTGAGCCTTTAGGCTTTTTTCCTGTTCCCTTTTTTGGATCCATTGATAACTCCTTTTAATGTTTTAGCTTGAGCAGCGTGTGTTTTTGAGGCTTTGTTTAAACCTTTAATAACTTTTTTAATTGCTCTCTTTTTCTTTAACATTTCCATCTCCTTCTAGCCTGACGGATTCTTGAGTTCGGATCGTTACGAGTCTCTGCTGAGGCTCTTTTGAGTTGCCCTAGTGATCTTGCACAGTATGATTTTCTGCGTTTGGCAGCTTTTGATCCTGGCTTCACTTTTCCAGTCACGGCTGTTTTTAGTTTAGAACCGGGATTTAATCTTCTATAGGCTTTGACCCCGGCTTTAGTCATACCCGCTCCAGACTTTGTAGGTCTAAAGTTCTTTTTATTTCTAGCTGGCATTCCGCCTTTGGCTAGTTCTTCTCTCATTTGAAAATCGTTTCTCATACTAATCCACCTAATCCCATTTTCTTTCTTTTAGGAGCAAAGGTTGCTGCTCTAGTTGGTTTAGGTCCTGTATTTGATTTAGCTTGTTTTCTTGCTACGGCACCCGCACGTTGACCTTTGGACATCGCTCTTGCTTTTGCAATGGGCACGCATTTTGGATAATTTTTTCTTTTTTCGCCACCACTCCGACCACATTTCGGAAAAGAACCATCGGATTTTTTGTTTGCAATATCTACCCAGTTCTCTTTGACCCACGATCTTAATCCTTTTTTAGCCATACATTGTTGCTCGCTTTGCCATAAAACCACCACCAGCAGCTTTGGTTCTTTTATTTTTTTTACCACCTGGTGTTATTTTACCCGAGCATACGCCTGATGCGTACATATTGGCATACGCTGAAGGGTACACCTTGAATTTTCTTTTTGCGGCTGCTTTACCTTTTGGACAAAGTTTTGCCATTAGACTCTACCGCCTTTTTTCATAAAGCCCATTTTGTTTCTAACTTTTGTAGGTAATTTTTTTAAACCTTTTTGATTTGGTTTTACAGGTTTTAAAACTTTTCCACCTTCTTTGAAACCAGGAACTTGTTTGTTGTATCTTCTGTTTGCCATTGGTTATCCTTAAATATATTTTGTTTTTTTATTTCTGCCAGCCATAACTTTACCACAGCCTTTTGAAACTTTTCCGCCTTTGCCATAACCAACTCGACCACCTTTTTTTAAATTAGCTACACCACCAGCATCTGCTATTCTAGACATACCCATATCAAAGTTAGCAATGTTTTCTGCAACTCTTGCATCACCTGTTGGAAACATACCTGTGTTCATATCTTGGCCGACAAATTGTAAACCTCTGTCGCCTCTGTTTTTCATCATAGCACCTACTCCAGCTAACGCCGCTCCGGCTGCTAAAATTTTCATAAGTTTGCTTTTTTTATTTTTTTTCTTAGCCATTATTTTTTACCTCCGTTTCTAAATATTTGTGTACCCTTTATACCAAAAATACTCGCAACTACAAGCACCCATAAATTGGTGAACCATTTCGGAAGCTCATGAAAGTATTCAAAGAACAATTTTACCTTCTCCATGGCTGCCGGATCGTCCGACATGACCGCCCACATTAACACAACGATAGGGGCCGAAATTATAACGAGCACAAATTCGTCCTTATAATCGTTTTGTCTCGCTTCTAGTAATTTGCCTTGGTAAGTTTCCTCACCCCGAGCCATTTTCTCGGCGTGCATTAATTGTGCATCAGACATAGCCATCTTCGTCTTCTGGCGGTTCGAATAAATTTTTGAACCAGCCTGCAAAGCAATTTTTGCTAAACTGAACCAGGCCATTAGTAAGCCTTTGATTTTCTTCTTTTCTCAGGCATCACTTTACCTTGACCTTGTACTTCAAGTTCAGGTCCACCTGTACCAATTAAGTTAAATGCTTGGTCTGCAGTTGTTTTTGATCTAGGATCAATCTCAGTTTGCTGCTCACCAACTTTAACTTCTTTGATATTATCTAGTTTTTCCATTTTTTCTCCTTAGTTTTTATTTTATAACACCTTTTTTAATCAACAACACCTTAATTCTCTTCAATTTTTACTTTTGAAGCTCCGGATTTAGCTAAACTAACCCCAGCTCGCAACATTGCAAGCTCTTTATTCTGATCAAGCTTCTCATCGAAGTTAGATTGGTTCATCATAGCTCTCATTCTGTCTAAATCTATTCTATCTTCGCCTTCTGAACGTTTTCTCTCATCATCCATAGCTCTTAAATCTAATTCTCTAGCTTTTAACTTAGCAATTGGATCATTTCCGAATTGACCCATAATTTTATTCTCTTCATCTTTAAATTCTTGGGTCATTTCTGCAATTAATTTTGCTTTTCTAGACTCCATAGACAATGTTAGAGATAAAACTTGTTGTTGAACGTTAGGATCTTGTTGTATAAGAGCAGGATTAGCTTGTAACTGTGCTAATTGTTGTAACTCTTCTCTAAATTCTATCTCAATTTGTTCTTGAGACATTAAACTAATGTGTTCAAAAATATTTTTTTCTAATGCCCCTAATACAACAGGGTTATTTCTAGCTAAATTGGTTGCCATAAAATTTAAATGCACGGTAATGTGTGCTCTGTGGTCTTGTCCTTTGAATGCCTGAAAAGGTTTTCCGGATAAAGCTAAAATATTTTCTGTTGCAGGATCCATTGGCATAGGTTGTTGCGGCGGTGGTAAAATTTTATCAATGTCTCTTACTCCAATCGCTTCATACATATTACGATATGCTTCGTATAAATTATGGATTTGTGGATTAGACTGAGCTAATTGTAATTCTGTTTGTGCCATAGATATTCTTTGTGTTTGAGAGAATATATTTGGATCAGCTACAGGAATAATATCAACTCTATCATCAAAATCTTGAACCTTAATATTTCTTTGGCCACCCACAATGTCATACGGATATTCTGGTGGTAGATAAGTTTTAAAGACTCCAGCTAATAATTTAAATTCGTGTTTCATTGCAACATATAATCTTTTGTGAATAGCTGACATTACACGTGAACCACGTTCAAGTAATGCAACAGTTGTACCTACTGCAGCTTGCTGGTTCATATCACCAACCTGTGAATCTGCAATTGATGCAAATCTTTGGCCAGCTTGAACAACAACACCCATCAATTGTAATAATGTTGCAGATGGTTCTTTGAAAGGTAAAGGTAAGAAAGCATCTCGGATGTTTCCACCTGGTGCGTCCACATCTCTGAACTCACCAGGCTGAATCGCTTGAGCTTCGTCTCTGACACGAATGCCCCGCTGTTTGAAACCTGCAGGTAGATTGGATAGGGTACCTGCATCGAGTAATTGACGTAATGCTGCTGTTGCAGTTCTTGAGAGGCCGCCAATCATATGGATTAAACCAAATCCATAAAAACCTAAACCGGGTAAAAATTTAAAGTGTACAAAGTATTGTGTTTTTTGTTTTGTTGGATCACCTACAGCATAGTTTCTTCTGATTGATAAAACTTGTCTTGTGCCTGCTTCAATCGTTACAATGTAAGGTAATTTAATTCCTGTCTCTTCACCAGACTCATCTCTATCTTCGAAACCTTCTAGATCTAGATTAATATGGCATTCAATTAATTGATAAGTATCTTCATCTCTTGTTTTCTTAACACCTTCAAGGTCTCTTTCTTTTTTCTCAACTTCAGTTTCTTGAACATAAGTTGGATTAACTTCGATGTCTCTATAAAAACCACCAACTTGTTTTTTTCTTAAATCATTTTCAGATATTTTTAATACGTGCATTATAGCTTCAGCATCATCTAATGACGTAGCCGTGTAGGGTACAATTAAATCATCGGCTGGAATAAATTTAGATACCGCTCTACCTAAAAGTTCATCGTAGTAAACTTTTTTAAAAGAAGAACCTGATAGAGGAAGATAAAATAACATTTGATCGAATTCAGGTTCATACTCTTTCATCTGATCCATCAGCTGATAATTCATAAAATCTTTAACACGTTTACACTGAGCTTCTCTTGCACGATCTGCAAGACCTACGATCTGTGTTCTAACAGGTCCGTTAGCTGGTAATAATTCTTTGTAAGCTTGTGCTTGAAACTGGGTTACGGCTTCTGCAAGAACAGGGTGCGTTGCACCTGATGCGCCTTGAAAGGGTTGTGTTCTGTTGTCGTATTTGAAACCTAATAAATCTAAACCTTTTGTATAACTATCTTCCCATTCTTTTCTAGAAGATTTGTATTGCATATAATTATTATATAAATCTGATCCAATAGGATCTAATACATCATCCGGTAATAAGTCAGCGAGGTTAGCATAGTGATCGCCACCTTGTTCAGGACTCGCGGCACCGGGTTCAAAATTAATTTCTACGCTGCCATCTTCACCTTGTACGATTTCAGTATTCTCAGGAGAGGGGACTTGGTCTTCATCAGACTGAGCCGCTTCTACTAATTCTTCTTCGCTAGGTAATTCTATTGTTTGCTCTACGTTGGGTAGAGCTTTGTCGATGTTGTCTTCTGCCATATGGTTTCTCCAATCCTACATTCTTAACAGTATTATATTGAATATTCAACCCCTGTGCTTGTGGACCTGATTTAGGGGGTATCGTTTTAGTTAATTTCTTAGTCATCTAACTCCAGTATCTCTACTGCAGGATCTTTTTCTGGCTCTGCCAATAGCTTTCTTCTCTGTTCAGGGTCAGATGGATAAGTCGTTTTATCTAAGGGATCGTACTTTTTTAATTTACTTTGAGTTTCAATTTGCTCTAGGATCTCTATAAATTCTTTCATTATACCGCCAGGATGTTTGCTAGGCCTAAACTCTCAGGAACCATTCCACCGCCTGCAAGTTTAGGTTTAAAAAATCTTGCCATAATATCAGGAGCAAATTCTGATCTTAAATTTTGTAAAGCCTCGGGGGATAAACTCTTAAGGTCTGTTCTTGTAATTGTGCCACCAGATCCTTCTAAGATTAAATCATCCGCAGCTTCCATTGCTTCTTTAAAGCCTCTTGCTCTTTGAGTCTTGAGTGCTTGTCCCAGTTCCTTGAACTTTGAACCTGGTGCACCTCGTCTGCCTAATTCTCTAAACGATTCTGTATTAACAATACCTGTCGGTCTAGACATTCCTAATTTTAAACTGTCCATTGCTTTTAAACTTCCTTCTAAAGTTTTAAGTTGACCTTGTGATAGTTTACCTGCCATCGCATAACCTGCAGCACTATCTACTTTACTAAGGATAGCTGGTTTAAGATTCCCGGTCCCTTTTACAAACAACCCGGGCATTTCATTAATACGAAGAGCCTGACTAAATAATTCGTCAGACGGACCTGTTCCTAAAAAAGAAATATTGGTTCTTGATCCTGTAAACTTTTGTGGCTTTGCACCTAATCTTGAGGCTAAAGCTATAATTCTTGCAACAATTGGACTAGCCATAATATTCTATAATCTCCCTTGTAATAGGTTCTTGTACTTTGTCTTCCGGGTGAGTTAAAAAATAACCTCCCCTTAATCTTGAAATTGCTTGCGTCGTGGAGTCAACGTAATCATCGTAATCTCCATTTGGAAACGCAGCACATTCTTCTATCACTTCTTGAGCAAAGGGTTGATGAAAAGGAGCCCATACTCTGCCAGATTCAAAAAGAGGTGCAACAGCGTTCACTCTAGAAATCTTATCATTTCCTCGAGAGGGAGTAAAGTTAATTACTGGGATGTCCATATTTCTTAGTTCGTGGATCAGGGGCAGACCAGAAGCTTTAGCCTCAACGATAACTTGATCAGGTTGCCATTCTAAATAAAGTTCGTGAGCCCTTCTTCGTAGATCGGGGAAATCCATTCTATTTTTCTCAGCCGCTAATAAGATTGCGTGTTGACCATCGCCTTCTTTGTTAAAAACACCCCAGGTCGTAATAGCTGAATAGTCTGAAGTTGTTTGTTTTGTAAACGCCGTATCATAACTTTGAATAATAAATTCTACTTTGGGTGGTCTTTGGTGAGGCCAATCTTGCCACCAGTCTCTTTTGATCAAGGCACCTTCTTCTGATGTTGGCTCTTGCATATATTGAGCATTCCATCTAGACCCGGTCAGCGTTGCCTGAGTCCTCTGTAATTCTTTTAGTTTCCAAAATTCTGGCCAGCAAGGTTTACCTGAAGGTAAGATGGCTGGAAATTTTATGACCTTCCATTTATCAGCATCATCAGCTGACATACTTTTTAGAAGTTGTCCGGTAATATCTTTTGTTGACCAACGTGTCATCACCACGATAATTTTACCCCCTGGCTGTAAACGTTGTCTTGGACCTGATAGATACCAGTCCCAAGCTTTATCAAAAGACTTACCATCTTTTCTTAAATCTTGTTCTTTGTGTGGATCATCGATGATAAGTAAATCAGCACCACGACCCGTGATCGCACCGCCAACACCAGCGGCAAAGTATTCTCCGCCCTGTTCCGTTTTCCATTTTCCAGCGGCTTGAGAATCCTCCATCAGTTTTGCATCAAAAAGTTCCGAGTACAAGGGATCGTCGAGCAAGTGTTTTACCTTACGACCAAAGTCTACAGCTAGATCTGCTGTGTGTGTTGTTTGAATAATTTTTAATTTAGGATTCTTTGCAACCATCCAGGCTGGTAGAAAGTAAGAAGCAAACTCAGACTTCGTATGTCTTGGTGGCATATTAATAATTAATCGATCAACCTTGTTATTTGCAATGTCATTAAACATATCCGCCATAAATCTATGGTGACGACCTTCAATAAATTCTGGCCACATATATTTGACAAATTCCAAAAAGTCTTTGTTGACTAATTTTCTAACTCTTTCTGCAGCAAGGTTCCGCTTTGATTTATAATATTTTTTCTTTTCAATCGGCGTTAATTGCTGAATTATTTTTTCATTATCTAGACTCATATTTTTCGTAACTCATTTTACCCTTACCACGATTATACGAATTATACTATATAGGGTATATCTTGGGACCCCTTTTTTTGTTTTAGGGGGGTGGGGGGTCTAATTTACAATGACATTTCAGGACCCCTTGGGACCCACTACTAAGGGTGGGCCCGCCCACACACAAGCCCCCAGGAAAACCCATTATGGTCGGTGTTGCATATTTACTATATTGACGTTGCATTTGTGCCACGGTCCTCGGTCCGGGAAACTTTGACCTTGACACATTTTTCTCGATTTCGTAAAGTCCAGGATAACAATGGAGGAAAAAATGAAAGATAATAAAAACCCATTTGACTTAGACAATATCGCTTATATGTGGTTTTGGGAAAACGACCACAGAAAAGATAAGAGGATATTCGTTGCACCTAAAGTTGCTAACGAGAAACAAGGTTACAACGGTTATGTGGTAGAGAAAACACCGGCAATGACTAAGTTGATAAAGGAACACGGCGCGAGGTTCTATACTTGCGATGATGACTATGAGGATGGTGATGACTATCGTTATGGTTATTTTTATCCGGCTAAAGAAATCAATCACGACCCGGTAGATTTTATGGAAGGCGATGGCCATATCCATTTATTTGTTAGGGAGGAAGGAAAATACAAACCCGTATGATTGAAATCTTTTTAGAAGCACCGATCGAATTACAAACTTTGATACTGGGCGGCGTAGCCGCCCTTATCGTTGTCCTCGTTAAAGGGAACGGGGATCGGGATGATTTTGACCGTAGATTTAATCAAGATCAAAAATGGAGGAACGATGGTAAATAAACCCGTGCCTAGATATAATGTTTATGTGTCCGATATGTTTTTAGATACTAAACAACCTAAGAAGCACCAGGAACGATTTATAAGAAAACTCCTGGGCGATGACGCCTACTATAAAAGGTGGCGTGATAAGAAGCGTAAGTAAATAAGTTTCGGCTCCTGGGTCATGAGCCATGATAAAACTGACCCCTTGAGCCCGTACCTAT